GTAAAGTGGCAAAATCTATTAGGAGATAGTTTGATAAATCAATTACAGATTTTACTTGAAGGAGACAAGCGTGCTAAATGAAACCAGTTAATAATATATTGAAACCAAAGATTAGCAATTCTTATATCTGTAGACTTATTTATAAAAATCCAAACTGGCGTCAAGTATTAAAGGATAAACAAATCACCGTCAAACAAGAGGGAAATTTAATCATTTGCAATTATAAACAGGGAGCAAATTTTTCCGATGAAATGGTTCGAGAAGCCAGAGGAATTATTATAAATATAGATACTTGTAGAGTTGTTTGTTTTCCTATGAATAAATTTGGAAACTGGAATGAGTATTACGCAGACACAATTGATTGGAGAATGGGTAACTTTACTGTCTATGATAAAATAGATGGTTCGTTGGTGAAATTATGGTTCAATGAAGCTATTGGCGAATGGCAATGGAGTACCAATGGCTGTATTACTACAGATAATATTGCTTATCAAAATGAGTATGTTTCCTACACGTGGAATGACTTGATACATATGGCGCAGAATTATAATCAGTTGAATTTTGACAAGCTACAAAAATATGTTACCTATATGTTTGAGTTGATTAGTCCTTACACACAGATTGTTGTGAAGTATCCAATTACAAGATTGTATTATTTAGCCGCCAGACAAAATATCAGTGGTGAGGAAATCAAGCAAGACAATATTGGAATTAGCAGACCGTCTACGCATAGATATACCAGTTTGGAACATTGTGTGTCTCATGCAAAGCGATTAAATACGAAAGATCACATAACGGACGAGGGTTATGTAATTGTTGATAAAGAATTTCACAGAATTAAAGTGAAATCACCGTCTTATATTGCTTACCATTATTTGCGAACTGGAACAAATTTTTCTAAACGCAAGATGATAAAGCTTATTCAAGATCCAAACGTGAATCAAGATGCACTTAATGAAAAGTCAACGGAATTTACGATGTATTGGAATTATTATCAGTTCCGTGTTAGTGAACTGGAATATCATGTGGAACGGTATATTACTTATGTTAGAGCATTATATGAAGAATTATCGCATGATAGAAAAGCGGTTTATGAACAAATACATAAAGACAAATATGGGTGTGCAGGATTATCTGCTATTGGTAATGAACGCACAGCAAAAGAAATTTTGAATCAGATTTATGCTTATCAAACAAAAAAATATTTATCATGGATAAAAGAGTTTCCAAAAAAGTAAAGTAATTATAAATTTACAGTTGACAGAGTAACTAGAAAGTGGTAAGATAATTACAGTTGATGAAGTTCTTTCGAACAGTCAACAAAATATAGTTTCCTTTCCTTCTTAGAATTGGTGGAATATCTTCCACCAATTTACCCCCATCGCCAAATGGTAAGGCATAGCACTTTGACTGCTACATTTACTGGTTCGATTCCAGTTGGGGGTGTTTAAAGCAATAAAAAATATAAAGAAAGGAGTCCATATGAATAAAATTGCAAGAATTAGAAATGGGGATGTATGAATGTACGTTTTGTAAAACAATCACACCGTTAAAGAAGGTTATTGATCGCTGTCCAGTATGTCAGCGAACTATCCGTATATTTAATCTAACAGACAATGATGAACAATGGCTAGAAAAAATTTCAGAAAGATTTTCTAAATAGAACAGAAAGGAAATAATATGGTAGATAAATTTAATTTCGTAGGAGAATTATTTGTGCCAAAACGTGACGGTGCGCCAAACATGTGCCGTACAGCAAAGACAAAAAGTGGAGATAAATACCATTCGTTATCTTTTGGGATCAAAGAGTCAGATCACAATATGGCGTTTGTAGAACTGTTTGGTATGAGAACAGATACTATTAAAGTTTTTACAACTGAAAGAGAACGTGTCGAGATTGACTGGGAAGATCGTTTCGATTCAGATAATGTGGCAAATGCAATGATGAAGTATTCAATTACTTTTGATGAACGTAAGGAATTTATCTCTGCATATGACACAATTGAATACTTCATGGATAATTATGAAGATTATAAAGACAAAAAGTTCCGTGTGTCTGGTAGGATTCGTATGAATGTATATCAGGGTAAAGTTACACCACGTTACGAAATTCAGTATATTTCGGTCGTAGATGCAGATACAAAATCTAAATTGCGCACAAGTATTGATGTATATTACAACAAAGAATCTTTAGATACTGCTGACTGGAAAAAAGAAAAAATTGTTCGGCTGAATGGTTATCAGAAGGCTTATATTGACAAAGAAAACGGTGTCAAATACGTGCCAAGTACATTTGTTTTTAACTGTTCTAAGATTGACTTTGATAACGAAAAACAGAAAGCCGCTGTTGATTTCAGAATGAATGAATTTCTGAAACTGAAACAGAAAGGTTACGTTCATATGGGATGGACATGTGGTGTTGTTAATGGCACAGAAGAAGCAGAAATTTCATATGATGATTTAACCAAAATGCAGAAAAAGTGCATTGATGCAGGTATCAACACACTGGATGATTTCAAAGAAAAAACATTTGGAGATCGTGTACAGGAAATGCGTCTGATTTCCCCTATTGTTATGGGAGAGTTTGAAGATGGCGTTGTCGGGTGCGATATGAGTGATTCTGATTTTGAGGATGAAATTTATCATTACCATCAGCCAGAAGAAAAAGAAGAATCTGAAATGTTTGACGATGCTGTAATGGACGATGATGAAGAAAATTTATTCGGTTAAGAGGTAACGATGGGAAAATACGGAAAGAAAAATCATGTAGACTTAAATCCACTGCACTATAACATTTGTCTGCTTGGTGAAGGTGGTATTGGTAAAACAACTATTATTTATCAGATGTGTGAGAAATTAGTTGGTTCTGATGGATATATTCATTTCGATATGGGTCGTGAAGATGGAGCATCAGCGATTGAGGGAATTGTATCAGAGCCAATTGAGGACTGGCAGAAGCTTGTAGATGTTGTAGATGATATTGTAGATAATAAAACAACTGATTACCAAGCTTTGCAGGTTGTTATTTTTGACAGTTTTGATGAACTGATGCGTTTAGCAGAAATCGAGACAATTCGTCAGCACAATAAGAAAAAACCAGATAACCGTGTAGATAGCATCAATTCTGCGTTTGGCGGGTTTGGTAAAGGATTAGACTATGCCGTTGGTCTTGTTCTCGATACAATGTGGGAGTTAAAAAACGTTGGAGTTAATTCAATTATTATCGGGCATGTAAAACGTACCGATATTGTAGATCCTATCACGCAGGAGTCTTATTCTAAACTGACAGCTGATTCTACACAAAGATATTTTAATCAGATTAAAAACAAGATGCACTTTGTTGGTCTGGCATATATTGACAGAGAGATCGTAAAAGAAAAAACAGGAAGAAAAGATATTCATAAAAGGGATATTACTATTGACAAGGTTACTGGTGAGAGCCGAATTATTAGTTTTAGGGACGATTCTTATTCTGTAGATTCTAAGTCTCGATTTGCTAATATTGTTGGTCAGATTCCGTTTGATTGTGATGCGTTTATCAAAGCAATGCAGGATGCGATTTTAGCAGAACAGTCAAAAGGAACGGAATCCTTAGAAGATGCTAAAAAGAGACAGGAAGAAAAAGACAAAGAGTCGGCTCAAAAAGCAAAAGAATATTCTGAATCTGCTGTAGAAAACAAGGTGGATTTAGAACAGAATCTGGAACTGAAATCAAAAATCCTTAGTGCGTACAAAGTAGCTACAGATGATGAAAAAGACGCAATGAAAGAAATTTTATCTGATGCAGGCTTTGATCGAGTAGATGCGGAGTCAATTCCGACAAAAACGATGGAGAGATTATTAAAAGCATTACAGTAGGTGATGTAATATGGCAAGAAAATGCAAATGTTGGATAACAAAAGAAGAAGGTACAACAGATGTATTTTTTAAAGCACCAGACGGACATTATTATAAAACAGAAGAATTATATTTAGAGTGTCAGAGAGATAAACAATATCGAAAAGATACTTTGAATTTGATTGGGGAACTTGTTGGATATTCTTCAACAAAAAAGTTCCCCACTGTAATTACAAAAAAACTTAAAGAACTTGAAGTAAATTATTCTCGCAAAATAATCTATTATACATTTCTGTATTGTACCGATCAATTAAATTGGGCGGTGCGAAATAAAAGATTTCAGAGTGACTATGGAATGTGTGCTTATATTATGGCGATCATTGCTAATCATATAGAAGAAATTGACAAAAAATTAAAGAAGGAGAAGGCTAACAATTCAGCAGGAGAAATCTTTGAGAATTATGATGATTTAAAAATTTCCACTGTGCGGAAACCAACACACGATATTAGCCAATTTATCAATGGAAGTTAAAGATATATTAAAAAAAATCAACAAAAACAGAGATGAAATAGAAGCACCTTTTATTTTTTGTCTTTGGAAAGATCCTAACCTGTACGATGATTATAAATCAATCAATGTACGTGGAGATAAAACAATACAAAGTAAAGATGGATTGTTTTATTTTCAGTTAGGGCGAGGAATGTATAATGAAGGTTATCGCAACTTTGATAGTATTACGCTTGACTCATATCTGAAAGATAAGCCAAAAATTAGTCAGCAGTTTGAAGAATATGGCGGTTTTGGCGAAGTCGAGGAAATGACGCAACTTGTTGATGTTGAGAATGTAGATGCTTATTATGACAAGGTTGCTAAAATAAATATATTAAGCAACTTACTTGTAAATTATGCTGATACGTTTAATAATCTGGATGATGTTGCAGGAATGACAAGTCAGAATGTGTATGATTTATTTGAGTACACATTAAATAATGTTTCACTTGCTGTAAATCATGATATAAAAGTTCAGAGTCTTGTTTTGGACGATGCTTATATCGAAGAATGTAACAATGGCGAAGCGATGGGATTATCGTATGCAGAAAATTGTCCTAGGCTATCTAGTAAGACTTTAGGTTTGCCACTCGGAGATCTGTATATGTTAGGCGCACATTCTGGCGTTGGTAAAAGTTCTTTTATGTTTGAGAATTTTATTTTGCCGTTGAATAATCAAGGGATTAAAGTGGCAATTGTTTCTAACGAGATGCAGTTAAAAGCGTATCAGAATTTAATCTTAGTGCATATTCTGACGCATGAGTTAAACTATTGGAAACTGACGAGAAAACACTTGAAAGTCGGTCACTTTACTGACGAACAGATAGATCTGATTAAACAGGCGCAAAAAATTTCAGAAGATAAATATTCTAATATAAAGTTTGTAAAGATTTTCGATACAGATACGAACAAGCTACTCAAAATTATTAAGAAACTTGCCAAAGTTGGTTATCAGTGTATTTGCTACGATACAATGAAAGCGGATGATTCAACAGCAGATAATATGTGGCAACGGTTAATGATTGATAGCAGGAGAATTTTTCAGCTTGCAAGCAAAGAGAATATAAGTATTGTTGTTACTTATCAGTTGGCGTTATATACAGAGAATCAGCGATATTTAAGTGCATCTTGTTTGTCGAATAGTAAGCAGATCAAAGAAGTCTTTTCTGAGATGGTTTATATGCGAAATATCTGGCATGATGAATTTCCGAAGGAACAATATGATATTAAGCCGTATACGCTAGAAAGAAAAACAGATGGCAGTGGATGGTATCGCAATTACAATAGTATTAAGCTAGATAAAAACAAAAA